CACTGATTGACTTGTTCTATTGGTTGTGCTTGTACTTCTTCAAAGAGCTCAACGACATTCCTATGAGTACAACATGGGTGTTTGTAGGCTTGTTAGCAGGACGTGAGTTGGCTATGGCAACCTACTTTGGCAAGAAGAAAACCAAATCAGTGTTTCCACTAGTGGCAAAAGACTTTGGTAAGATGATGGTAGGCTTAGGTGCAAGTGTTGCACTGGTGCTAATGATCCATTATATTATTGTTCCAAGCGGACTATAATATTTAAAGGTTGTGTTTAACAGCACAGCCTTTTCTCTTGACTAATCTATCTGCGATGTTATAATTACTATAAATGTTGAAAGGTATATTATGAATTTAGTTATTGCCGGTTACGGCTTTGTAGGCAAAGCACACCAAAGTGTTTTGAAGAGATATTATAATATATCGATAGTTGATCCAAAAATAAATGATAAACGTGTATCAGACTATGATGCAGATGCATTGCTTATCTGCGTTGCTACTCCTCAGAGAGAAGACGGCGCATGTGATATGACACATGTTTTTGAAGTGTTAAACGATACACATCCAAACATTCCAGTTTTAATTAAAAGTACAATTAGTCTCGAAGGATGGGATCAAATTATTAATGATTTTCCAAATCATAACATTGCGTTTTGTCCTGAGTATCTTAGAGCAGCAACAGCTGAACTTGATTTTATGGATACTCAAAAATTTGAGATAGGCGGCAAGAATAGATCAATATGGATTGATATACTATCGAAACCGTTTCCCAAAGCAAAGTTTAAAGAAATAGATCCTAGAGTTTTAATATTAAACAAGTATGCTAGAAATAGTTTCTTAGCTACAAAAGTAAGCTGGTTCAATCAATTATATGAAGTATGCAAAGCATACGGAATAGATTATGAACAAGTTGCTGAAGTTGTATCAAGTGATCATCGTATCGGATTAAGCCATACAGATGTAACACCTAAGCGGGGTTGGGGCGGTCATTGCTTTCCGAAAGATACAAGTGCATTAATACATACAGCTGAAAGTCAAAATATTGACTTATCGTTGTTAAAAGAGGCTGTAAAATATAATAATAAAATACGTTCTTAAATTATTTTTCTAATATAAATACATAATAAGGATAGAAGAATGAAAAAACGAACTAGAAGCATTCTTGAAGAATTAAATAATTTGCATTCCCGCAAGGATAGCGACTTTTTAATTGAGACTACAGCAAATAATATTATAGAAAGCAGTATAAATCTTTTATCAAGAATACATGCAACCTACGATAGTGAAACTGCTAGTGATCTAGAACGTAAATTTATTAATTCTATTAAAGCAAGCGACCCTAAAAAATTCCGTAGAACAATTAATAAAATAATTGAAGGTAAAAATAATGACGATTCTTAAAGAAGGCGGCAACGTTTTTAAAACAGAAGAAGGACCGCTGACTACCCGTATTGCAACAAAGTCTGTGCATCCTACTATTCAGTTTATTGAAAAGATTACAGGCTTAACATTTGACGAAGAAGACTGGTTGGGTACAACTGGTAAGAAGAATGACCCAGATGGAGCATTTGAAAAGAATTCATCAGGCGACTTAGATCTAAACACAGATGCAAATAAAGTAAGCAAAGAACAATTGATTGCTAAACTAAGCGCCTGGCTTAAGAGTGTGGGCGTTCCCGAAGATCAAATAATGAATCAAGGTCGTAAATTTACCGGCGGCTGGATTCACAATGCAGGTGACCAAGTGCATTTCCGTACGCCTATACAAGGCAGCAAAGGATTTGTACAAACTGATTTTATGTTCAGTGATAACCCAGACTTTCAGCGTGGAGCCAAGCGTGGCGGAACAGCAGCCTTTAGTGGTAAGGATAGAGCAATTTTAATATCTAGTATTGCTAGAGCTAGCGGTTATAAATTTAGTCCTAAGTTTGGTTTGCAGAATCCTGAGACTAACGAGTTAGTTGCTAATAATTGGGATCAAATAGCAAAATTATTGCTAGGTCCAAATGCTAAAGAATCAGACACACATACCGTTGAAACAATAATTGCAGCATTAAAAGGTAATCCTAAATACGATGAGCTAACTGCAAAGGCGAGAGATGCCTTTGCTAAAGACGGAAAAGTATTACCAGAAGCCGACAATCAACTAAATAGAATAAAGCAATTGGCAGGATTAAACAATGAAAATTAATGAAGTAACAGAAAAATTTGCAACTCCAGATTACGAACTTAGTAACCAAGCTCGTCAGGCATCAAAAGTTGCACAGATGATTAAACAAAAGATCAATAGCGCACCCCAGATGGATGATAGAGATTACAATCAACTAGCAGAGCTAGGTGCTATTCTTACTAGACTAGGTACAAGTTTTGGTCCTAAGTCGTTAAAGGATGTATTTAATCATATGGTTCAATACACAAACGATCGCAACAAAGAACAAAAGCCAAAAGATCAGTATCCAGAAATGACTCCAGATCGTTTTAAAGACCTTATTGCAATGGCAAAGTAATGGACTTTCTAAAAGCTATTACACAAAATGAAGATCCTATTACAGAACAAGAATTATCTGATTTATTAGATGATATTGATATCCTTGATGAGGATGCATTTAACCGCATTGAAGCACGTATTCAAGGTAGGGAAATAGCTTTATATAGATATCTAACAGGAACATCTAAGTTCTCACAAATCAAAAGATTTTTAGATTATGCAGAGCAAGGCAAAACTATTCCTTCCGATGCCGTTAAAGCTTTTTCTCCTGCTATTAAAATGATAGACGACATAGTTTCTGCAGGCCCGAGCTATATATTAGCTTTAAGAAACTTACATAATAGAGCCAAAAAAAAGCGTTAAAACTAAATTTTTTCTTCTAGATGCTAAATACATTATAACAAAACACAAGAGAAAGTGTTTTGCCATTAGAGAAAATAGGAGAAGAAAATGGCAGAAGTAACAAGAGTAAATGGTACAGGTCACGCAGACGCAACACTATACGAAACAGCAAACGTTGAAACATGGATCATCACAGCTGGCGCATCGCCAACAGCTGGTATCGGCGGAACACTAGAAGCAATGGCTCAAGAGTTCAACCCAATGATCATGGAAGCAGATGACACAAAGATCATCATGGTACTTGATGGACATAATCAAGATGCAGCATCAATGGCTCGTCGTGCATCGGCAATCATTGCAGCTTCAACAGCAGCAAAACCAGCTACACTAGTTGGAATGTAATCCCCCGCTACCATAAGGGATCGGCGTTATCAGGCGTCACAAGAGCTCAGTTTTTACTGGGCTCTTTTTTTATGACTTAAATACAGTATGAAATTTAATATTCTTACATTAGTTGATATTACGGAAACAAGAGCCCGAAAAGGTTCTAATCCTAGAGAATGGAGACAACAACAAAACTTCAATACCTTAATAGGGTGTATTAGTCTAAGAGCTAATCCAACTTATAATGATGCTCCGGTAGTAAGCAAACAATCAATAAGTAATTTAGGGTTTGGCTCAAGTTATAAAGGCAAACAAAATGTTTGGGAGTTTAACTTTGAAATTGAATACGGGTATATAGATGAAGAAATGTTGATAAACGATTTAGATCTTATTCCAATTATAACTGACTTAGATGAAACTATTAAATTAAACCCAGGTTGTTTTGCAACTAATAACGGCGAACGTAATATTTTATTTAAACTACTAGATAATGATTAAAATACTAAAGTATAAATATAGCTACAACAATAGGCATTTATTAGGGAACTAACCAACTCAATTGAGTTACTTTATAAGGAAAATAGATGTCAGTGCCATCAGCAACAAAATTAGAAAAAGAGAGCTTAGAAGCGCATGTCGATCTATGCGCTCTGCGTTATGAACAAATGGACAAGCGCCTAACTGGTGTTGAAGAAAAGATTGACGATATAGCTGCCGATATCAAAAACGGCAACCAAAGTCTTATAAAAGTATTAATTGGTGCAACAGGTACAATTATTGCAGGGCTACTTTCAACAATAGTAGTTCTTTTAATCTCCCTTTAAAAATTTCAAATAGAATAACACACGATAAATAACTATATGTTACTACGTGAGTTTTATAATAATTTAGAAGAATCCCAAGTATGGGCTCGTTCCGGTAAGAAGGTTGTGCGTAAGTACCGCTGTACCGGCGGATCTAGAAGAGGCAGGGTTGTATCTAAAATGAGTCAATGCTTTGCTGCACCTGATATCAAAAAACGTGCCCAACTTAAAAAGACAAAAGCTAGACTTGGCAAACGCATGGCTAGAAAAGCCAAGAGAACTAAGCGCATTAATCCAGCTAGCCGTCGAATAGCAGCACTGAACAAGAGAAAACGTTAATGAAAGTCTTGGAAATCACAGAAGGCGTTGCTCTTGTGTATGGCAAGAAAGGCAACAAAGTAACAAAGAAATATCGTTGCACTAGTGGATCTCGCAAAGGACGTATTGTTGCTAAACCTAGCACTTGCACAGCACCTAAAAAGATTGGCGCAGCACAAACACTCAAAAAGACTAGACGTTCAAAAGGTAAAACACTTGATATCAAAAGATCAAGAACTAAAAGAGCAACATCTAGTTCAAGAAGAGTTGCTACTATTAACAAAGCAAGAAAAATTAAACCTACAAGAAGAAGTTCCAAGAGGAGAAGAACATGAGAATTAATGAAATTATGAGCAGAAGTAAAATTGAAAAAGTACAAGGCGATAATGTCACAGTTGATCATGGCGACGGAACTAAAACAGTTATAGATAAAAAGAAAAATCCTAACGCTCTTTCAAAAGATGACAAGGGCAATATAAAGTTATCCCAAAACCCAGATAAGAAACAAGATAAAACTGCATCAATAATAAAACCAGGTGCTAAGGTTAATATCGATGCGAATAAATGATCTTATAGAAAAATTTACAATCTATATGAACAATGAGGAAGCAACCCTTATTGAAACTATTGACAGGCCATGTCTTATGGACAGCTTTACTGAAAGAGAGCAAACCATAATACAGAGTTTGGTAAGAAAGAGTTTGGTAAGTAAAGTTGTAAAAGATGGATACGCTTATATTGTTAGAAATGATTAATCAAAAGTTAATAAAAAGTTTAGAACAAATGATCAATGAAGCAAGTTTCGACGAAACTCTGTTTCCCGTTCAGCGTGGTAATACTATAGAAATTAAAAACTATAGGATTTACGCTTTCAAGAACAAGTATGTAATTAAATCAATTGATACAAAAGAGAGAATTGCTGAAACATTTTGCAAGGCTAGTGCATTAGCAATCGCTAAAAACTTAGCTCGCGACAAACGATTTAATATAACACAAGTAATGTATCTTGATAATAAGATTGAAAAGCATTTCTTCGATAGTTTATTCTATAAAAACAGTATAGATAAAACTAAAGATAGTTTCAAACGAGATATAATAGAAACTAGACTAGATATTGCTATCTACGAAACAGCACAAGCAAAAAATGATTTAGATCGTTTTATATTTCAATCTTGATAAATAATAGTAACAGATATTCCTAGGAAAAGAAAAATGAACATTACAGAATTTACAAAACCACTTAGTGCTAAGAGACTAAACGAAAGTCTTGCTAAAAAGTTCGGTTCAAAGATTAATATTGACTCATTTACTACTGAGCAATTGTATGACGCTCGAAACAAAATTAGAACTAGAGTCTTTAATACAGAGACTACAGAAAGTTTTGACAAAGTACAGTCAGCAGGATATCAAAAAAATAAGCTTTTCTTAGATGTTTTAAATGCGGCACTTGCAGAAAGAGATGATCACATCTTAGATGCAATTGATGAAGCAGTAGGCCCAGTGCGTGAGGGCGCAGAAGACGAAGCAGAGCTAGTTATGGCAGCCAAAGATATGGTCGATCGTATCACAGGTTGGATGGAAGACACAGCAGAAATGCAAACAGAGTCCATGCTAGAACTAGCCGATGCTATTCGTGACGAAATGGGTTCAGAAAAAGCAGAAGCATTTACAGGTTCAATTAAACCTGCACTTGAATCACTTTACGCTACAATGGAAACAACAAGAGTTACACTTACAAATGGTGTTGGTATGCTAACAGGCGAAGCAGACCCAATGGATACTATGGGTGCAGACGATGGCATGGACATGGATATGGACATGGAACCAACTGATGATATGGATATGGACATGTCAGGCGATATGGACATGGCAGGCGACGACTTTGAAGCAGATGCAGCAGCAGCAGGCGGCGAAGAAGAAGCTGGACGTGAAAAGCGTGAGTCAGTACAACGCTCAAAAAAAAAGCTAAAGTAACTGAAGGCGTTGATAGCGACTTTATTTACAATGTCTTAAGACAACAGAAAGCAGCCGGTATGGCTGCTTTATCTATGATAAAGTTAGATAAGTTTATGCAGAATCAAGGCAGAGGAGAGTTCAATTTTGAAGTCTTTAAAGCAGCATATGATGCAGATCCAAGACTACAGAAGCTTGTTAAGAACTTTGACGATGACAAAGTCGAGTTTAAGTCAAGTGAAATGGATGATCTTCCACAGACAAAAGATGACGGCGGAGACACTGTCAATCAAATGGCAAAAAGAGCGGTTGACTTAGACGACTTATGATGCTATTATAGCATTATGACATTAATTAAACCTAAATTCACATACGAAAAACTAAAGCGTGTTGAAGTAGATGGCAAGCGCCGTTATGCAGCACCCGGAGGTCCGCCAGTAGCAAGTGTAACAACTATCCTTAGTGGCACTAAAGATATGACTCATTTACACGAATGGCGCAGGCGTGTTGGCGAAAAGAAAGCACAAGAGATTACAACTGAAGCGGCGGGTGTTGGCACACGTATGCACAAGTACCTCGAAGACTACGTTGATAATGGAGTATGGACAGAGTCAGCAGGTAGTAATCCTTATGCACAACAAGCATATAAGATGGCTGGTGTGATACGTGACGAAGCAATGGTGCATGTAGATGAAATATGGGGCAGTGAAGTTCCGCTTTATGTTCCGGGTATCTATGCAGGCACAACTGACCTAGTAGGACAATACAAAGGCCAGCCCTGTATTATGGATTTTAAACAATCTAATCGTCCTAAGAAAGCAGAGTGGGTAGAGGACTATTACCTACAGCTTACAGCATATGCACTAGGACACAACGAAGTGCATGGTACAAACATACGTGAAGGACATATCTTCATGTGTTCAAGAGACTTAACTTACCAACAGTTTGATATTTGGCCAGATGAGTTTGATGACTGGGCGCAAGAATGGTGGAAACGTTGCGAACAGTATTATGAGAAGCACGGATAAATACTACTACAAAACCGTAGGAGACACACGTGGCTGTCGTACAAATTTCAAGAATACAAATACGCAGAGGGCGTAAAAATACAGGAACAGGGTTTCCTCAATTGGCTTCTGGAGAACTAGGGTGGGCAATTGACTCACAAGAACTTTACATAGGTAACGGAAGTGTATCAGAAGGTTCCCCATATGTAGGTAATACTAAATTACTATCAGAAAATGATGACCTTTTTGAATTAGCTGATGATTATGTATATAAAGAAGGCTCGTTTGTACAAACAGGAGATACAGAAAATGCTCCTATACAAAGAACACTACAAGACAGATTAGATGATATTGTTTCGATTCGTTCGTTTGGTGCTAATGGCGACGGTACAGATCAAACTGTAGAAATTCAAAGAGCAATTGATCAACTGTTTTTAAATACAAACAAAGGTAATGCTAAAAGTCGAGTTGCACTCTACATTGAGCCTGGAAATTACACAATTAGTTCAACAATTTATATTCCACCTTATGCAAATATTATTGGCGCAGGCCCTGGCAAAACAATTCTTAACTTCACAGGCACTGGCCCTGCAATGAAAACTGTAAATATTGATAGTACAATAGGAAGTTATAGCGGCGGTGCAACTACAACAGCATCAAATCAAACACAAAAAGTTAGAATAGAAGGTGTTACGCTTTCAACTGGTGCAGTTGATACAGCATTATTATTAGAGAGTTGCAAAGACAGTATCTTCAAAGACATTACTATAGTAGGTAATTTTGAAAATGGAGATATAGTTGATAGTGCAGAAAATATTGCAATTGAAATTACTATCGGCGGTACGAACGGCGAAGCAGTATCGAACGACAACTATTTTGAAAATATAACTATATCAGATTTTAGTTACGGAGTTGTATCTGAATATGATATTGCTGGTAATATATGGACAGGTTGTAGATTCTATCACTTAGGACATGGAGTTCGCTTTGGCGAAAATACAGACTTAGGTGTGTCAGGACAGTTTATCGGTCCATCGAACAACAATGTTCTTAACTGTGTATTTGATGATATCGAACAGCACGGCCTGTCAGTTAAGAATGGACAAAACAATCTTAGTTCAAATAATAGATATATTAGTGTAGGCAATGATGGTGGCGCAGATAATACAAATCCTAGATATAGTGTTATAAGATTTGACGCTGTTGGCAATGAAAGCACTAACGATTACTTTTCAAGAACTAGTGCGCAAAGCTATGATCAAACAACATTTGCTTTGAACTTACCATATGTCCCAGAAGTAGAAGGAAATGCTATTGTTTCATCTAGTTACACTAATAACATTACTTTAAGTGAATCTAGTTTTGAACCTAGTCTTATTTACAGATTGCCTGCAGATGGAACAAAGGCGTTTGAAATAGATTACTTATACGCAAGTAATGTAAAAGATGCAACACGTCAAGGAACAATTGAAATTGTTGCAAACCCTATCACAAACAAAATACAGTTAGTAGATGATACAACTTATACTGGAAATGCTACGTGGTTAGAATCATTAGAGTTTAGTGTGCAATTTTCTGACAGAAATATGGACGGAACACTTGACACAATCGAGGTTTATGTGTTAAACTCAACTACAGCTGATGATGCTGACCTATACTGGAAAATTAATACTAAAACACACGTGGCGTAATGTTTAACACCAAATATGAAAATCGACTTGTTGAATGGCGGAAGCTTAGAGACGATATAGAAGAGTCTGAAGAACCCCTCCGGCTTTGCCTAGATTTTTGGAAAGATATCCCAGAAGTTAGAGTAGCAGCTGATCCATACAACAAGGAAAGCTGGCCTACTCCGTGGGAAATGATAGAGGAAAATAATTATTGTTCCTTTGTTAAGATTCTTGCAATATGCTACACTTTACAATTAACAGAACGTTTTACCCATGAGGCTTTTGAGATAAACATAGTACAGGATAAGGAACAACAAGATGTTTCCTATCTTTTATTTTTTGACACAACATGTATTGGATATAATAACATGAAGCCTATTCTTATTTCAAATTTGCCAAGTAATTTGATATTCGAAAAACGTTTCGCAATGCCAAAGATCCAATAAATATTTCACTACACATAGAAAGAGGAACACGAGAATGATTCAAGTTACTAAACGAGACGGACGCAAAGAACCACTAGACATTGAAAAACTACACAAGGTTGTTTTTTATGCATGTAATGATATAACTGGCGTTAGTCCGAGTGAAGTAGAAATCAAAAGTCAAATCCAATTTTATAACGGTATGAACACAAATGAGATTCAAGAAACTTTAATCAAAGCAGCAGCAGATCTTATTTCAGAAGAAACACCTAACTATCAATTTGTAGGCGGACGTCTGATTAACTATGCGTTACGCAAACAAGTTTATGATGATTACGAACCATGCACAGTTAAAGAACTTGTGCAAAGGAATACCGAAGCAGGCTTTTACGATCCTGACCTCATTTCTTACTATGACGACGACGAGTGGGAAAAGATTGATTCATTCATAAAACACGAGCGTGATGAGAATCTAACCTATGTTGCTATGGAACAGCTACGTGGCAAGTATCTTTGTCAGAATAGAGTAACTAAAGAGATATTTGAAACACCTCAAATGTGTTACATATTAATCGCAGCAACTCTTTTTCATAACTATCCAAAAGAAACAAGACTGCGTTGGGTAAAGGAGTATTACGATGCTGTTAGCTTACATGATATTAGCCTTCCTACTCCTGTTATGGCCGGGGTTCGTACTCCTCAGCGTCAGTTTAGCAGTTGTGTTCTTATTGAAACTGATGACAGTCTCGATAGTATTAATGCTACTAGTGCTAGTGTTGTTAAGTATGTAAGTCAAAAAGCAGGCATTGGTATTGGCGGAGGTAGTATTCGTGCTATTGGTTCGCCTATTCGCAAGGGCGATGCTTACCATACAGGTATTATTCCTTTCTATAAAATGTTTCAAGCAGCAACAAAGTCATGTAGCCAAGGTGGCGTGCGTGGCGGAGCAGCTACAATTTATTATCCTATTTGGCATTTTGAAGCAGAAGAAATGCTTGTACTAAAGAACAACAAAGGTACAGAAGAAAATCGTGTGCGTCATATGGACTATGGTGTGCAGTTCAACAAACTTATGTACGAAAGACTTATTACAGGCGGCGATATAACTCTTTTCTCGCCTGCAGATGTGCCAGGACTTTATGATGCATTTTATGCAGACCAAGATGAGTTTCGCAAACTATACGAAACAGCAGAACGTAATACAAAACTACGTAAGAAAACAGTTAAAGCCGCAACTTTATTCAGTAGCTTTATGGAAGAGCGTAAGAACACAGGTCGTATCTATCTACAGAATGTTGATAATGCTACCGACCACGGCGCATTCCTTCCTGACGTTGCACCTATTAAACAATCAAACTTATGCGCAGAAATCGACTTACCAACAAAGCCGTTGAAAGATCTTAATGATCCAGAAGGTGAGATTAGCTTATGTACTCTAAGTGCTATCAACTGGGGTAACATTAAACAGCCAAGCGACTTTGAAAAGGTAGCACGTTTAGCAGTTCGTGGATTAGATGCATTGCTATCTTATCAGAACTATCCAATCGTAGCAGCACAGCTATCTACAGAGAAACGCCGTCCGTTAGGCATTGGTATTATTAACTTTGCATATTTTCTAGCCAAGCACGATCTTACATATCAAGGCATTGATGCAGATGGACTTGCACTAGTAGATGAGTATGCAGAAGCATGGTCGTACTATCTAATCAAAGCAAGTGCAGACCTAGCAGCAGAGCAAGGCGCACCGAGCGGCGTAATGGAAACAAAGTATGGACATGGCATTACACCTAATCAAACATACGCAAAAGCATTAGATGAGATCGTTCCGCATGTAGAGCGTATGGACTGGGAAGGATTGCGTGAGCAACTCAAAGACACAGGCATTCGTAACTCAACACTAATGGCACTTATGCCAAGTGAGACATCAGCACAGATTGCAAATGCAACCAACGGCATTGAGCCACCACGTTCGCTTATTAGTGTAAAGCAATCAAAGCATGGCGTACTCAAGCAGGTTGTGCCAGAGTTCAAACGTCTAAAGAACAAGTATGATTTACTATGGGATCAACAATCTCCTGAAGGTTATATTAAAATTATGGCAGTGTTACAAAAATACATTGACCAAGGTATATCAGTTAATACAAGTTACAATCCAACATTCTACGATGATGAAAAGATTCCTATGAGTGTTATGTTACAACACTTGTTGATGTTCTATAAACTAGGCGGCAAGCAATTGTATTACTTTAATACATACGATGGTCAAGGAGAACTTGATACAGATAAAATGACAGCAGAGGCAGAGCAACCAGTTGCACAAACAAATGGTTATCATGTTGTCGATGACGAAGAGTGCGAAAGTTGCACAATTTAATACTTGACATGCTCGTAAGGGCATGTTATATTCAACTATAGATATAAAAGAGGATACACACATGAGCGTTTTTGACGTAGAAAATAGGGTCGATCATACGAAAGTTACAGCTTTCTTTGACCCGAGCGGAGGGCCTACAATCCAACGTTACGATACACTGAAGTACAAGCAATTTGATCAGCTAACAGATAAACAACTAGGTTTCTTTTGGCGTCCAGAAGAAGTAGATATCTACCAAGATGCTAAAGACTTTAAGGCACTTACAGAACATGAACGTCATATCTTTACGTCTAATCTAAAGCGTCAAATCCTGCTAGACAGTGTGCAAGGACGAGCACCAGTAGAAGCATTTGCTCCTGTTGTTTCTCTACCAGAGATTGAGAACTGGATTCAAACATGGACGTTCAGTGAAACAATCCACTCACGATCATATACACACATTATTCGTAATGTATATAATAATCCATCTAAAGTATTTGACGAACTTATGTCCATTGGGCCAATTGTAGATTGTGCAGAGGACATTTCAAAGTACTATGATAGTCTAATTGAAATGAGCGCATACTATAATCTGCTAGGTGAAGGCAAACACAAAGTAAATGATAAGACGGTTGAAGTAGATCTTTATGAACTAAAGAAAATGTTGTGGCTTACACTAATGAGTGTTAATATTCTAGAAGGTGTGCGTTTTTATGTGAGCTTTGCATGTTCATGGGCATTCGCAGAACTAAAGAAGATGGAAGGCAATGCTAAAATTATTAAATTGATTGCTCGTGATGAAAACTTGCATCTTGCTTCTACACAAATGTTGCTAAAACTTCTAAAGAAGGATGATCCGGACTTTATTAAGATTGCTGAAGAAACAGAAGAAGAGTGTATTCAGATGTTTGTTGATGCAGTAGATCAAGAAAAAGCATGGGCAGAGTATTTGTTCAAAGACGGATCAATGATTGGATTGAATACTGAGCTACTAGGACAGTACATTGAATTTATTTGCACTCGTCGTATGAATAATGTCAATCTTAAATCTCCGTACAACATGAAAAGCAACCCGCTACCATGGACACAAAAATGGATTAGTGGCGCTGAAGTACAAGTTGCACCGCAGGAAACTGAGATTAGTTCGTATGTAATCGGCGGCACAAAACAAGATGTTTCGGAAGACACATTTAAAGGATTCAGCTTATGATTTTTATATGGGGAAAGCCTGCATGTCCATCATGCACAAAGGCAAAAGCACTATGCGAACAGCGTGGATACGAGTTTGAATACAGAGAACTTGGAAAAGACTTTGACAGAGACGAAGTGCTTTCAGAGTTTCCAGAAGCACGTACCTTCCCACAAATAGTTGTCAATGGTGAAAAGATTGGCGGCTATGAACAATTTACGAAATATATAGAAGATACAAACTTTACAGGAACAGGACACACACTATGATTATCGAAGCACCATATAAACAAAACGATACAATTACTATGAAAACTATGGCTGGAGAAGAAGTTGTAGGTCGCTTTGTTGAAGAAAAAGCAAACGAAATTGTTGTACAAAAGCCAATGACTCTTATGGCATCAGGCAACGGCGTAGGATTAGCACCATGGTGTATTACTACACATCCAGATAGCAAATTAAAAATAAATAAGAGTATGCTACTGTTTGTTCATAAAACAGATAACGAAATGGCCAAACAATATGTAGCAGGATCCACAGGTATCCAAATGGCATAAGGAAGTATAATGGCTGTAACTCTAACAACTGAAACTATTAATGGCGAAACAATCATAGTTGCTAGAGAGGTAATTAACAATGGTGCAGGCGATGACGATCTTGAAATAGCTATAGCTATTGATAACACAAGTTATTTAGAACGTATCGCAACAAGTTTAGAATCGATTGCCAATAGTTTAAATGTCGGTGTCACAGAAAATCTTGCAGCCAAAATATCTAATATAGAATCGCATCTTAATGCATTTGAAGACACTGTTGAGTTAATACTTGACAGTGCTCCTGCTTTTAATCTTCATGAAAATATAACAGGCGGCGCAACAGGTAGAGTTGTATATCAAAATGGCAATCGTTTGATAATAGCAAATGCTTCTGGAAACTATACCGGAACTATCACAGGGTCTGTTTCATTAGCAAGTGCAGTTGTACAAGATTATAATCTAACTAATAACCTAGGTTCTGATGTAAAACAATATACTAGACAAGCTGATGCAGTTAGAGTTTTCTTAAATATACCAAGTGCATCAAAAGCAAGTAGTGCAGTTACTTTTAGTTACTATGACGATAGAACTAAAGTAAGCGACAGATTTAGAATAAATGTAGGTAACATTTCTGTTGATGAAGGCGACACACTATCGGTAAAGATTGGGACGCCTAAGGAACAATGGAAAGATCCTAATTTTAAAGTCTGGATAGTAGATAGTTTAGAATATTTTGAAAACGATATAAATGCTAATCCTGACAGAGTAGCAGTGCCTAATAATAAAGGTTTAATGACTAATAACGGATCAAGTTATGGTAAAACTATTACTTGGAAGATACCGTACGGAACAAAGAAAGAATATTATATCTATGTAGATGGACGCATTAATGTTTCAGGTAAAATAACAATTAATTCACAGCCTTGGCTGCCAGACGAAAAGATTATCGGAAGTATTAAAGGTGAAGGGTACCTTATGAACTATGATGCTACTTCGTCGATAGGATTTAGAGCAATTGACATTTATGATATTCATCATGAGTTTGAAGTAGGCGAAACTATTACTGGTGATTCTTCTAATTTAAGCGGAGAAATTATTGATATAATACATTACAATCAAATTAAAGGAACATCGGGCAGTGAAAATGATCTTGCTTTAGGAGCATTGTATAAAACCTTCATTGAAGAAGGGTATGCAGCCGACATTACAAATAATGTATCTTCTAGACAACAGTCTCTTGCGATAGAACGATACAGAGCTGCAATTAGTGGTGCGAAAGGAATATAAAATGCCATTATGGGCTGTAAATAACGATCCAAACACACATGGAGCCGGAGGACTTATTCCCGATAATCCTAAAACTGTTTATATAGAAGGCAAAAATGTAATTGAAAATAGAGATCCGGCTAGACCAGATGCTCTTTGTCCATTGCCGCCGCATTGCAATCCAGGTACTTCTAGTGGATCTCCAAATGTGTTTGTTTATGGTAATCCTGTTCATCGTATGCGAGACAAAAGAGTCTGCGGCGCAACAACTATAGTAACAAATCAAAGCACAGTTTTTGCAAATGGGACTTGACAAACTCTAAAACCTGTGTTATGCTATTAGCACAATAGGCAATTAGAGAGGCAAATTATGAAGAACAAAGTAATACTTACAGACTGTGATGGTGTTATCCTTGACTGGTTATACGCTTTTGATCAATGGATGGCACGACACGGATACACTGTTGTCGAAGAAGGCCAGTATGATATGGATCTTAAATACGGAATGGAACGTACAGAAGCTAAACGTTTGATAAGAATGTTTAACGAAAGTGCAGCCATTAGGAAACTTCCGCCGTTGCGTGATGCAATCAAGTACGTAAGAAAATTACATGAAGAGCATGGGTATATTTTCCATGCCATAACTAGCCTTAGTACAGACCAATATGCATGTCATTTGCGTACAAAGAACTTGCGTGAGCTGTTCGGTGATACAGCATTTGAGAAGTATGTATATCTAGACACAGGTGCAGACAAAGATGATGAACTAATCAAATATGAAGGTACCGGATGTTGGTGGATAGAAGACAAACCAGAGAATGCCGAGTGTGGCGTTAGGTTTGGGTTGAACTCATTGTTAATTGATCATGATTTCAATGAACATTACACAGGAGATATTCCTCGTGTAAAGAATTGGAAAGAAATTTACACTATTATTACAGGAGATAAAAATGAATAATACAATACATGACGAAATCGTACAAGCATTTAATAACTATTTGGCTGAAGCAAAAACATTTGATGAAAAGAATGTAAAGGCAGCGGCAACTCGTGCTCGTAAAGCACTAGGTGATTTAGGCAAACTTACAAAAGATCGCCGTAAAGAAATCCAAGAACGTAAGAATGATATGTAATGCTGAATGGTAAAGAATATTTAGTAATAGATAATCTTGTACCTAAGGGATTTCTTGAACAAATTCATATGGATTTTCGTGCAAGAGATCACTGGGCATTTGCACATGGCACACTAGATGACGAACTAATAGAAAAGTATGCAGGAAAATATAATGACTGCCCAATGCTTACTCTGTTGTTGTTTAGTAATGAAGCCGGTGTTAATAATTCTTTATTTTCCGAAGCTCGAACTATTTTTAATTTCTTAGAAGATAGGACAGGATATAGTTTCGATGCTTTGGGAAGGATAAAGGCTAACCTTACTTGGCCTCAGCCAGAATCAATGCTAGGTGCAAATCCGCCACACATTGATGTACCGCAGGACGAGTGCATCAGCATGGTGTTTTATGTAAATGACGCAGACGGCGAAACTGTACTCTATGATAAGAGAGTTCATGAAGGCGAAGACGATTTACAAGAAATAGCTAGGGTTGAACCAAAGGCAGGCAGAGCTCTATTGTTTAATTCGAATAGATTTCATTCAAGTAGTCCGCCTGTTAATACACCATATAGAATTATTCTTAATTCAGTTTTTATACCTAAGAGGGTTTAATGGACCAAGAAAATATTGACTATCTAAATCGTATTGCTGAACGCATGTCCGAATATGATAATGTAAGAGGCGAAGTTGTTTCTTATATTTTACAAAACTCTATTAAAGATATTGCACTTTGTACTGACTTGTTTATTATAGGTTTTTTATATAAAGCATATCATAGGAACGAAGTAATTACTGAAGAAGAACTAGCAGTATTGCTAGGAGACTCTAATGATCAAGACGAAACGTTTTCAAAAAATGCAATCGCTTTGTCAGAAGAGAAATCAGAATTGTCTTTTGGAGAGCTTCTAGATTCTACGGTCGAAAATTACCAATGTTAGCGCAATAATCAAAGTTGTATGTAAATACAAGTGTTACCACAGCAATGAAAGGTTACAATGCTAAAAGTTATTGATGCTTACGACCTCAAAGAGGAATACCGTATATTCTTTATGGTCAAAGGCCATCTTGAAGCTACACCACAAACAGTTATGAGTTGCGCAGACAGTTACTTCAAACGCTTATGGGCAGATGGAGCAAACGGTGCGCCTCTCTCTGACTACAGCGAACAGTTCGAACGTGCCTGGGAGGAAAAATATGGTCACTTCAAAAATAGCGCAACTTAGCGAACATGATTTAGAATATTTAGATCAACTATTACACAAAGAATTTTCAAAGCAGTGTAACGACAGCACACAATGGCGTAGCACACACCATCAAAATAATCCATATGATAACACAAAACAACTTACAAGATTAATGGATGCTATTCGCAGTCAAAGAAAACTCTTGACAATGCCCAAATGGTAGTGTATTACTAAACTATGAGATTAGAACAACGTAATAAAAAATACCTTGTCGTTGATGAAAACGATAAGATTTTATTAATGACTACTAATAAAAATATTGCTAAAAACTTCTTGACACAACAACAAAAGTAGTGTATAAATAAACTGTAACGTTGAAGCAATTTGACGACTATACTGGACCCGGGGGCGGTACCCGGCGACTCCACCATAAGCACACTGTTTCTAGGGTCTGACCCGCGAAATCGCCTTTAAGGGTTCT